GCGGCGGGCGATGTCGCCATAGTAGCTCAACTTGCCGGTACTCCACAGATTCCTGCGCACTTGCTGCCAGGCCATGACCACACGGATGGGGCGCACGTCGCCGGTGACTTCCTGCTGGCCGTCGTGGTGCTTGCGAATGCGGCCGCGCTGCGAGGTGCCGCAATACCACAGCTTGCCCCAGATCAAATCGGTGCAGCTGACGCCCGTCGTGGTGCCGTCCGGCAGTGTGACCTGGAAGGCGTTACCGGCTTCGTTCGGAACGACGCGGTAGGTGCCGTTCTTTTCCTCAGCGCCGGTTACGACCATCATCGTTTCGTCTTCGGGGTGCAGCGTGATTTCGATGCTCATTAGGGGGCTCCTGTAACTTCCTTAACTACCTAATATTATAAGGAAATTACTTGCGATAGTCAAGGGTAAAACACAAGTGTTTTCCTTGTTTTTCAAAAATATTTTTTGTAGAATGAGAGCCATGATTAAGAAAATCACGGTTATCGAAGCGACCTGCGATTTGTGCGGTAAGACGTGGCGGCCTCGGACGCAACAGCCTCCTAAGAACTGCGTCGCCTGCGGTTCTCCCCGCTGGAATGATGGACGCAAGCGACCGCCGATTGCGGAGCAGCGCGCGAAGGCGGCTAGTAGCCGGTGAGAAAGGGCCAAGGGTGTATGACAGAAAGCGCCGGGCGCCAAAGATGGATAATAATTAACCGCGTCAGCACCGCCGATCAGGAGGATGGTGTCTCACTCGAAACTCAGGACGAGGCCAACCGCGCCTACGTCGAAAACACGCTGCAAGGCACGGTGGTGGCCGCCTACGACGAAATCATCAGCGGCGCGTTTTACCTGCTGAGATCCAAGCTCCAGCTCGCCCTGGAAGCCATCGAGCGCAAAGAAGCCGACGGCCTGGTCACCTTCGACCTGTCGCGCTACAGCCGCCACGCCGGCTACCAGCGCGTCATGCTCGACCGCATCACCCGCGCCGGCGGGCAACTCAAATTCACCACACTGCCCCTCGAATACGACGAGGAAGGCGAGTTAACGCCCGAAAGCGGCGTCATCTTCGGCACCTCCGGCACCTTCGCCGAATACCTGCGCCGGAAGATTCGCGCCGACACCATGCGCGGGAGAAGGGGTCGCGTAGCAAGGGGCCAGCAGGTCTGCCGCCACTGGGTCGCTTACGGCTACCGCGTGCCGAGCAAAAAGGATATCCTGCTCGGCATTTTTCCGGCGGAGCTGGAGGGCAAGTACGTCATCAACCCGGACCAATCGCCGTGGGCGGCGCAGATCTTCGAGCGCCTCGGCGGCGGCGCGTCGCTGAACGATATCATTCGCTATCTGCATGAGCAGGGGGTGCCGACGGCGCGCGGCACCAAGGTCTGGCACCGCTCGACGCTGATGCGCCTGATCCGCAACCCGATCTACAAAGGGCAGGCGGTGTGGGGTACGCGCAAATCGCGCACGGACGAGGGCCGCATCGGCCAGCCCAGCCACTTCGGCACGCCCTACACCTCGCCCAAGTACTACCAGCGCACCGATCCCAGCCGCTGGCTGTATCTGGAGGCGCCGGCCATCGTGACGCCGGAGTTGTGGGATCTGTGCCAGCTCCGCCTCGACGAAAATTTAGAGCGCCTGGGCGGCAACCCGCGGCGGCGCTACCTGCTTTCAGGGCTGGCGCGCTGCCCGTCTTGCGGGCGAGCCCTCGCGGTGCACAAGCGCAACCGGCGCCGCTCCCTGAAGAAAGCCGATGCCGGCGCGGCCCCGGACGGCGGCGCGGCGTTTGTCCCGTACGGCTATTACGTGTACCATTGCGCGCGCAACAAGGCGGTGGTGCCGGGGCAGGAGACGTGCCCCGAATACAACTGGAACGGCCCGCTCCTGGAGGAGATGGTACTGCGGGAGGTGCTGCGCGCCGCGACGCAGCCCAAGCGCCTGGAGGCCGCCCTCGCGCGCCGGCTGCGCCAAGATAGGAGTCAAACCAGGGCTCAGGATAAGCGCGCGGACACGCCCGGTTCGCCGGCCGCGGTTGCCAAACGCCTGCGGGAACTGGAGCGCGAGATCGAAGCCGTCGGCGCCGAGGAGGAGCTGGCGGTGCGCGCCCAGATGCAGGGCCTGAAGGCGGGCGCCAGTAACGCTGGTTACGAGCGTGTGCTGCGCGAGTGCGCCGGGCGCCGGCAGCGCCTCGAAGCCGAGCGGGCGGAGCTCGAAGCGCGCCGGCGCGAACCCGCCCAGGACCGGGAAGCGATCGTCGATCGCGCGGCTACCCTGGCCGCGCTGATTCGAGAGCGGCAGGAAGTGCTGCATGCCGAGGCGGTGCCGGTTCAGGAGAAGAATCGTTTGTTGATGGCCGTGCTGGAGAGCGTCGTGCCGACGGCGCCGGCGGCCGAGACTGGCGCCGATCCGGACAAGCTCGGGCGCAAGCGTCGCCGTGAGCAGGGCCGCTTCGTCCCCCAGGAATTCTCTGTCAACGTGCACTTTAAGAGCGCCTGAGCAGCTTGTGAGCGTGTCAAGGTGGCGTTTAACTGTTGCGCATCTTCTGGTCAACGCAACACTTAGAGCCCCAAAGTTCGAGGGCGTGCTGCACGAGAGGCGCTGCGGTGGGTTCTGCGGCCGGTATAGTCCAGACGTGCCCTAACATCTGTATAGGGCGTGATAATGGCGCTTTCCGATAGCATCTCAAGCGTGGTTGTGGCTGCGCGCGGTATTATCAGCGACGAATATTATCAGGGTTTTGAGGCGGAATTCATTTGCTGAGCGTCTAAACTAAGCGGGGGCACAATCCAGCTTAGGGCTAGCTTAAGGCGCTTCCACGTGACCCTCGAACTCGACTGCCTCCTCATCCAGATCTTCGCCGAGGGCGGTGCCGCCGGCGCGCCCTTCACTCTGAAGGAAATCACGCTCAAGTTGAGTGAGGCGTATAACCGACGCTTCACGTATTCGGCGATCCACCGCGCCTGGGCCGCTCTGGCCGACAACCCCAATACGGCCGAGATCGTGCGCCCGCTGCCGGGCGACAGCCGTGCGCTGGAATTTGACGCGGTCGCCGCCCGGCGTATCGCGCGCAGGGTCGTACACGGCCATTTGCCGGCGAGATATGAGGACATGCTTCGCGAACGGAAGCTAATCGCAACAAAAGCGCAAAGTGCCATTGCGGCGCGCCGCCGGCTGCGCCAAAGCTAAGATGTCGGTCGAATCTCCCCGCCGCTGGTAACGGCCCCGGCCGGTGTCGTGCAATCCTCTTATTCCCCATAGCGACCGCCGGGCGTGCCAGGCTCCCCGCCGACAGCGCCCAGGACCCGACAGCAGCTAGCTGTCGCAAACGAGTCGCGTTCCTCTCTTGCCCCATTCCCACGGGGTGAAATCATTTCATCGCATAAATCGCGATGACAACTCAAAGGTTGATAACTCAAAAGTGGAGTTCCCCGCATGTTTCCATCCCCCGTTGCTAACACTGGCTTCTTTCCTGTCCAGCCCGCATTGCTCAATGCACCGCTATTGACCGAGACCGATAAGCGCGTCGCCACCGTGCTGAGCCGGCTGCCGGCCGGCGCCCCGTTCTACACGCCGGCCGAGATCGCCCCGCTGGTTGGCATTACGCCCGATGCGTTTCGCAAGCACTGCCGCGCCCATCGCTTGCTGAAGAATCACAGCGCGAATTATCGCTTCTGGACGGATGACCCGGATCTGATGCTGGCGTTGCGAGAGGTGTTGAAGGTCGTGCTGTGGTCCGGGCTCAAGCTGCCGCAGGAGCTGCGCGCGACGGGGCGGGTGCATTGATGCCCGGTCCGCTGGTGCTACTGGCATGGGCCGGCGTCGCGTTCTTCCTAGTCGTGTTGCTCGACGCGGTGGCGTGGCTGCTGTTGTCTCGTCGCTGGTGAGCGTATCCCAGGGATACGCCGGCGAGTATCGCCGAGCATGACGATGCGGGCCCCAATCGCAATCCTCTCCCGCGCGAGTCGCGTTGCCGAATCCCCTCCGTTGTAGCTCCTAAACCATCCATCGCAGCATCAGGCTACGCCGGGTAAATGGCCGGGACGACGTCCGGTGCTGACATCCGCGCGCGGTGGACTAAAGTAGGGCTCAGCCCGGCTGATTAGTCCACCGCGCCCAATGGTGGTTACCGATGAATCTGAAGACCGTTCCGACACCCCACTTGCGTTTACCTTTGGCCGCTGTGCTCGCCCTGTCTACGATGGCCGGCACTGCCAAGGCCGTGGACGTGAATGGCGAGATCCGTCGCCATGATAACAACGCCGCGCGCCTGACGAAGCTGAACCCGTACATGCGCCCGAAAATCGCGGGCGTGCTGGCCGATCTGGAGACGCACGGCTACCGGCCCGAGATCGAGGCCGAGGTGTGGCGGTCGCCGGCCGAGCAGGCGCGCAAGGTCGCGCAGGGTTATTCGCAAACGCTGTTCAGCTTCCACACTGCAACCACGCGCGACGGCAGGCCGGATTCGCTGGCCGCCGACATCGTGGATGTCCGCTATGGGGACACGCCCCATACGCCCACGCCCTACTGGCTCACCCTCGCGGCCGTGGCCGAATCGCATCGCCTCACGACCGGCATTTACTGGGGCCTGAGCCAGATTGCGCGCAAGCGCATCCACGCCGCGATTCAAGGCCGCAATTTCAACGCGAAAGTGGCGACGGGCTGGGACACCGCGCACTGCGAGCCAGTGGGGATTACGACCGCCCAGGCGCGCCGCGGCTTGCGACTCTATAACACCCCCAAAGGCGTGGTGCTGCGTTGAGCGTGGTGGCCTTGCTGCTGACCGCCAGCGCGTTTTGCGTGGTTTGCGCCCTGGCCTTCGTGGTCTGGGCCACGCTGGCGCTGCTGTGCACGCGCCTGTTCATGTTCCTGGCCGCGCGCGATGAGCGCGCCGCGGCTGCCGTTGAGGTCCCCTCTGTCGAGAAAAAAGGAGTCCCCGTGAAAGCATTGCTGATGAGGTTGCTGGCGAAGTTCATGCCGTCCCTGCGCGCCAAGGCTGAGGCCGAGGTCAAGAGTGTTGTGGTGCCGGCCGTGGAGACCGCGGTCGAGCAGGCCGTCGTGAGCGCTGTCGAGTCGAAGCTGGGCAAGTAATACCACCAGGCCGCATCGCTGAAAACGGCGATGCGGCCTCGAGGTTGGGCCGAGAGGGTAGAAGCGAGATTATGGCACGTGGTAAGGCGCACAAGGACGAAACCAGGGCGGCGGTCGTGGCCGATTTGCTGGCCGGCGACAGCGTGACGGCGACGGCTGCGGCGCACGGGCTGCCGGAGTCCACGGTGCGCACCTGGGGCCAGGATAGCGGCATCGACTTCGCGGAACTCCGTGCCGAAAAAAAAGAGGCGCTGGTCGAGCTGATCAGCGCGTACCTCTGCGAGAACCTGCGCACGCTGCGTGCTCAGTCGATTTTCTTCCGCTCTCCCACGTGGTTGTTTCGCCAGCCAGCCGGCGAGCTGGCGGTGCTGCATGGCGTGATGGCGGATAAGGCGCTGCGCATCCTGGAGGCCGCCGCTGCTGCGGAGCCGTTACCAGGTGATCCGGTGCCAGTCGAGCCGGTCTCCGAGCCGGCAGAGACACAATGAGCCCCTCTTCAAAGAAGTCGCGCGGTGTCCCGATCGGGCGCCGCGCGCGGTCGTTTCTGGCCGCTGCGGTCGCACTGTCGGGCGCCAGCCCCAACGGGGCGCCCTGGCCCGGCATCGAGCGTTTCTGTTTCGCGCCCGGTGCCTATCAGGCACGGTTGGATGTGATTGCGCGGCTGGAAGCGGCGGAGGCCCAGGGGCGCCGGCACATCCTGTCGTTTCGCGAGTTCGTGGCGCTGGTGCATCCACGCTATCGCTTCTACAAGCACTGCGAGGTGCTGGGCGACGTACTGCAGCGCGTCGCCGATGGCGAGCTGAATCGCCTCATGATCTTCATGCCGCCCCGGCATGGCAAGAGCGAAGAGACTTCGCGCCTGTTTTCGGCCTACTTCCTCTATCGCTACCCCGAGCGCTGGGTCGGGATGGCGTCCTACGCGGCCGATCTGGCCTATACGCTGAGCCGTGCGAGCAAAGATTTCTTTGTCGCCGGCGGCGGCGCGCTGCGCGACGATGCGAAAGCGGTCAAGCACTGGCAGACCTCCTCGGGCGGCGGGCTGTGGGCGGCCGGCGTGGGCGGCCCCTGTACCGGCAAGGGCTGGCACCTCGGGATCATTGACGACAGTCTGAAAAACGCCGAGCAGGCCGCTAGCGCGAAGGTGCGCGAGAAACAGAAGGAATGGTTTCAGTCGACCTTTTCCACGCGGGAGGAGCCCGAGGGCGGCGCGCTGATCCTGATCCAGACTCGCTGGAACGAAGATGACCTCTCCGGCTGGCAGCTCGCCCAGGAGGCGGCTTCCGATCCGGCCGAGGCGCAGCGCTGGCATATCGTCAATTTCGCGGCGATCAAGGAAGACGAGGAACCGACCTTTCCCGCGACCTGCACGGTTGAGCCGGACTGGCGCGCCGTCGGCGAGCCGCTGTGTCCCGAGCGTTATCCGTTGAAGAAACTGACGCGCCTGGCGGCGCAGGTGGGCCAGTACTTCTGGGCGGCGCTGTTCCAGCAGCGGCCGCGGCCGCGCGACGGCTCGACGTTTAAGCGCGAGTGGTTCAAGGTCGTGGGCGCCCTGCCCGGCGAGTGCAAGCTGGTGCGCTACTGGGACAAGGCGCGCACCCAGGATGGCGGCGACTTCAGCGTCGGCGTGCTGATGGCGCGCTACGACGATCCGGCCGGCTTCAGCACCTTCTACGTGGTCGATGTGGTGCGCGGCCAGTGGAGCGCCGGCAACCGCGACCAGATTATCCGCCAGACGGCCGAGGCGGACCGCGCCAAATACGGCGACCGCGTCGCGATCTGGGTCGAGCAGGAGCCGGCCAAGGCCGGCAAGGAAGCCACCGACGCCACGATCAAGGCGCTGGCCGGCTTTACCGTGCGCGCCGATCCGGTGGCCAAGGACAAAGAGGCGCGGGCCGAGCCGTTCTCGGTGCAGGCGGAAGCGAAGAATGTGAAGCTGCTTAAAGGCGACTGGATCCTCACGCTGCTTAATGAGCTGTGCGGCTTCCCCAACGCCACGCACGATGACCAGGTCGACGCTTGCTCGGGCGCGTTCAATAAGTTAGCGCTTGGCTCGCGCTGGGAGTGGAATTAGTAGACTCTGCGCTGTACTTCTCAGAACAACAACGCCGGCCACGAATCGTGGCCGGCGTTGTTGTTGCTGGTTACGCATGTCCAGCGCTGGCTTTGATGACTTACCGGAGTGGCCAGCCGCCCGGTACACCACATAAGTGGGTCAGCGGTTGCCGCCGCCCCTGACCGAATGAACGTCACGGCGGGAGCGGCGGTCAACCTAACCGAATGCGAGGTCGCAACGTCATTGCCTCGCTGCCGTCCCTGTCGGCTACAGGGGCGAGCGGGATAGACCCGCCCGCATTAAACGCCTGGTGCCGGTTACACCATCCGGCTCGCCGCGTATCCGCACCCCGGCGATGCACACAGCCAACGGCTCGTTAGGAGGCGGATGTCATGACCGTGCTCTGCTTTGCCTCGCGACCTGGACAAGCGCCGCAGGACGGGACATTCTTCCCGAAATTTGTGCGCGGGTGCAGGACTCGGACCTGCGAGAACATCTGCGTTACCTCTCCGCACAACCCGCGCCGTTCGCTCTGCATTTTACTACGAGCGCTCGATCCAGTGCCAAGTGTACGGCTCGTGCGCGTCGCTGTGCTCGCTTTCAGGAATGAGCAAGAGTGGCGCTGGCTTGTCGAGCACACTGCTGACATAACCGTTTTCCACGTCCCCTACAGCCAAGAATGTGGTGAGCCCCACGACGCCGGTGTCAGCGTTCACGACCTCGTTAATGGTGGCGGCGCGGTGGTCGGCATTTTCCAGCACGGTGTGCACTATGCGGCCCGGTGTTAAGCCTTCCATAAAGCTCCTCTACTTCACGTACTTCGCGCCGCCAATGATGCGATAGCTCACCGTCGTGACGCCCGCCTCGGGATCGAGCCCCAGCCGCACGAACGCCGGCTTCGTGAGGTCAATGCCATGCTTGATTTCCCGCCCCTTGTAGTAGTGGCTGGGGCCGTTGTCAGCGAGTGGTACGCGGATCACTTTGGCGGTCTGATGGCTCTGTACCTCAACGAGGGTTCCGGCCGGTATGATCGTGCCGGCATGAGTGATGCCCCAGGGCAAGCGCGGTATCGGGCATCCTCTGGTGGCGCCTCCGCGATTGTTCTGAGGCAGTGAGCACACGGACACGCCGGGATGCTCGCGGGTGCTGAAGCCGCTGGCGGTGTCGCCGTTGTCGTCCGGGTCATCCGCGCCGCCAAACGTGGTGGCGATGACGCCTCTGACGATGAGGTCCAGGTCGTCCACCACGGGTTGCAGCCATGGCCAGGTGCCGTCGCCTTCGAGGACCGTGCGGCCCTGGTCATCAACTCTGGACATTATTGCTCCCCAAAGAATGCAAACCGTGCGTCGCTGCGACCGGCGCGCTCGGCTGAGATGCCGCGGTCGAAGGAGCGCTTCGCGACCTCGTAGTCTATCGCCAGGCTGGCGCTATGCTGATCCATATCGACGGCGTCGGCGAACGCTGCGCGGTACTTGTCGTACCAGTCTTCGAAGTTTTCCTCGTCATTTGTTAGCGGCATGTGCAACGCTCCACAGTTTTGCTATTAATTCCCTTCCACCAGTTTGCGGAACTTTTCGGCTACCTGTAACTCGTGGGCAATCTCGCCCAGAGCGATGACTCTGCCGACGGGTAACAGCGCCGAATGTTGTACTGTTAGGCCCGCTGCCTGGAGCGCCTCGAAGAGCTCGTGGAATTCAGGGTTAGTGGAGTGCCAAATGTCGGTGGCCACCAACACGTTGCCAGTGGGCATCTTGCAGTCAAATTCCTTCGTGCGTGTCACATCAGCAAGAAGGTGCTCGTAGAGGTTCATCTCACCCCTTATTCTACCATCCACTTTCCCCATCGAGTCGCGTTCGCGAGTAACCCTCTCTAGGCCGCGTTGACTGCAAGATATGAATTTCTTGCAGCAGATCGGGCAGCTCCTCAAGCGCCCGGTGCATTCGGGCTGGGGCGGTCGCGGCGGCTATGGCTGGATGAACGGCTTTCCCAGCAACGGCACGTTCGATTACAAGGCGGAAGCCGGCAACCTGTGGGAGTCCAGCATCCCGCTGATGTGCCTCAAATTCGAGCAGCGCGCTTCGGTGGAAGCGGAGATCTGCGTGCAGGGTCGCGACGCCAACGGCGACTGGAAGGAGTTGCCGGCGCATCCCGCGCTGGACCTGTTGACGAATCCAAACGATTTCTTCGACATGCACCAGCTTTTGGATGCAATCCGGTTTGATTACCACCTGACCGGTAACGCCTACCTCTACAAGGCCCGGGCCGGCAACGGCGCGGTCCGGGAGCTGTGGTGGGTGCCGTCCTGGCTGATGGAGCCGCGCTGGGCCGAGGATGGTGTCAACTTCATCGATTGTTACGAGTATCGTGTGAACGGCATGACGTACGCCGTGCCGGTGCGCGATATCATCCACTTCCGCAACGGCGTGGATCCGCGCTACCAGGGCCGCAAGGGCCTCAGCGACTTCGCGGCCGTCCTGCGCGAGGTTTGCACCGATAACGAGGCGGCGGTGTTCGTGCCGACCCTGCTGCGGAACATGGGCATTCCCGGCGTGATCGTGAGCCCCAAGGACGGCGTTGGCTCCGAGCCGCTGAACAAGACGCAGCGCGAACAGTTCAAGGAAGACTGGCGCGAATCCTTTACCGGTGAGCGGCGCGGTGAGCCGTTCGTGCAATCGATCCCAATCGATATCAACATGCCCGGCTGGTCGCCCCAGCAGCTCGTGCTGGACAAGATCCGCGCTGTCCCCGAGCAGCGCATCTGCGGCTCGTTTGGTTTGCCGGCCTCGGTGCTTCAATTGGGCACGGGCCTCGAAAATAGTAACACCAAAGCGGGCAAGACCGACGACCGGGCGCAAGCCTACGAGTCGTGTATCATCCCGACGCAGTTCACTCTCTGCCGCGCCCTGACGCGCGGCCTGGGCGCCGAGTTTGGCTTTGGCTCCAAGGTTCGCGTTTGGTACGACCTGTCGCAGGTGAAGTGCCTCCAGGACGACCAGAACAAGAAGCTGCAGGTTCTCAGCATCGCCTGCGGCGGTTCGTTCCTGACGCCCAACGAAGCGCGCGTCCAGGCCGGCCTCAAGCCGTTACCCGGCCAGGATGAGCTGCGCAAAGTAGCTGCTCCCCTCGCCAAAGGCGGCGATGCGGGCCCCAACGATCCTACCGCTGACCCCGCGTCGGCCGACACCGCCGGCAATGACGATGACAGCTCGAGCTAAGCTCGGCGCGCAACCGGTACGAACCGCATTATTTCAGGAGACCTCACGATTATGCATAACGATTCTCTTACCATGTCGGGCGGCGCGCTCAAGGCGATGCCGGCCGAGGCCGGCCAGCTCAAGCTGGGCGGCCACCTGGTGGTGTTCGGCGACGCCGATCAGACCGATCTGTCGGGTCAGTGGTTCACCAAGAATACCTATTACGGTGCGCACAAGGGCGACGGCGTCGACGCGTTGTTTCACCATTCGATCAAGATTCCCGGTCTGGAAAGTTTTTCCAACCACATCTTTGCCCCGTTCAAGGTGACCGAGGACGAAGTCGGCCTGTTCGCCGAGTGGGTCGGTGACGCCGCCGATCGCTACGACCGGGCCGTGTACAAAGCCGGCGTCGAGGGCAAGCTCGGTCTGTCGAGTGGTAGCTCGCCGCACGTGGTGGATATCGCGCCCACCGGCGAGATCAAGCGCTGGCTGATCGTGGAGGGCAGCTTTACTCCCACTCCGTGCGAGCCGCGGGCCCGCGTCACGTCCATTAAGTCGCTGACCGAAGGCGCCATCGAGGCCGAGGTCGCTGCGTTTGCCGATTACATGAAGCTGGTTTTCGACAGCCAGGAGGAAGCCGAGACGGTGCTGTATGACCGCATTCAGGCACAGTATCAGGAACAAATGCGCCTGCTGCAGATCAACTGGTGTCAGGCGCAGTTGATCGATGCGCAGATGGAAGTGCTCAGTTCGATTCACCGGCTCAATCAGGTCGCCTGCTAGTTTGCGGGACGTGAGTAAAGGCGCCGCTTCCTGTTGGAAGCGGCGCCTTTTTCATTAAATCGCAAACTGGTGGCTTTACAACTATCGCTTTACAACTTCTGAGCGGTGGGTTATGCTTGAGCTATGGCCGCCGAAGTGCGCGACGTGCGCGACCGCGAGGGAAATTTGCTCTGCCAGGTCGATGATTTTGCGCACGAACTCATTATTGAGCGCCGCGTACACGGCCGGAAAATCATCGCTGTGATCGACACCAACACGCTGCAATTCAAATTCAGCAAGGGCAATCTTTCCCCGCGGCCGCCCAATGCCCGGCCGGCTCCGTAACCAGTCCAGCACCGAGTGCCCCGAGCGCCCCTTGAGCGCCCCGAGCGCCACAGAACCCATCCAGCCGAACGGCTCCAGGGTTTGTGGCGCTTTTTGTTTTATAGCTCCGACCCCTAATCAGGAGACCGCATGAACCCGAAGCTCAAGGAATTGCAGGATCAGCACGCAGCCAAAACCGCCGAGGCGGAGGGCCTGCTCGCCAAGACGGATGCGACCAGCGACGATATCGCGGCCGCCAAGACGATCATCAACAAGGACCTCCCCGCCCTCAAAGCGGAAATCCAGGAGTTCCTCGGGGTGGATGACCTGGTCACCAACCTGGGCGCCCACAAGACCTGGAGTACGGAGGCGACGCGCCTGCCGCAGCCAGGTCAGGGCACCGGTGCCGGCCAGGGCGCTGGCACGCAGCAGGCCGCCAGGGTGGCCGGTAAGACCGAGATCGACCTCTTCACCGGGGAGATCGCCGAGATCGGCGAGGGCGTGCTGACCCATCCCCAGATGAAGGCGACCGCCGATCCCGAGTACCTGAAGGCCTTCGGCACGCTGCTGCGCGCCGGCGGCGTCATCGAGAAGGTCAAAAGCGTGGACGCGCGCAAGGCGCTGGTCGAGGGGATCGACAGCGATGGCGGCCAGTTAGTCCCGGCGCAGATCCTGGCCGGCATCCTGATGAAGTCGCCGGCTCCGACGCGCATCCTGGATAACATCCAGGTGATCACGGTGTCGAGCGATAAAGCGATGATGCTGCGCTCGATCTACAACACCGACGACCTGTATTCGAGCGCGGTGCGGGTCTACAAGACCGGCGAGGGCGCTCTCGCGACGGTGACCGATAAGCCGCAGTTCGGCACCCTCACGATCGACATCCACAACTTCACCGCCGAGCTCGCGATCCAGCGCCAGTTGCTGGAAGACACGGCGTTCGACCTGCTGGGCTTTATCGCCCAGGAGTTCCGCAACGCCTGCAACGGCTTTGCGGCGGATAAGGTGCTGAACGGCTCGGGCGTAAACGAGCACTTCGGCATCCTGACCCGCGTCGGGCAGGACGGCAAGGGGCCGGCCGTGATCAACAGCGGCAGCGCGTCGGCGATCACCTGGACCGGTCTGCGCCAGGTCAAGAACGCCGTGCCCGAGCAGTACGACGGCAACTCGAAGTACTACTTCAACAAGAAGTCGACCCAGGACGCCATCGAGGCCCTGGTCGATGGCAACAACCGCCCGCTCTGGCCCGAATCGCAGCGTAGCGGCCTCGAAAGCGGCACGCCCGGCACGCTGCAGGGCTACGCCTACGTGCGCGAAGCGCGGATGCCCGATGTGGGCGCCAGCACCTACCCGGTCCTGTTCGGCGACATGATGGGCTACGGCCGCGCCATTCGCCTGGGCATGACGCTCGAACCGTACCGCGAGCTGGAAGCGCGGCGCGGCCAGGTCGTGTTCCTGTTGCGGATGCGCGAAGGTGGCGAGATCCTCGAACCGTGGCGCATGAAGGCGCTGCGCTGCCACACCTAGTCTCCTTCTCAGGTGCCGGGTGTTAGGTTTCAGGTGTCAGCATCGGCACCGCCTGGCACCCGGCGCCCGACCCCTGAAACCAGAACTACGGGAGAGTTATGAATCGACAGTTTTTAGACGGGACAGCCCTGGCCATCGCCTCGGCGGCCGTGGCGGCCGGTGTCACTACGGTGACCGGGAGCACAATCGACACGCAGGGTTACGAGGACGTCGCGATCCTCGCATCGCTCGGCACGATCACGGCGACCGGTGTGCCGACGCTCAAAGCGGCCCAGGGTGATGCCAGCGACGGCAGCGACAAGGCCGATATCGCCGGCAGCCACGTCACCGGCGATGATACCATGGGCGGCAAGTTCCTGGTGATTCAGATCCACCGCCCCAAGAACCGCTACATCACACCGATCTTACTGCGCGCGACCGCCAACATCGTCGTGAATGAGATCCTGGTGCTGTTGCGCAATCCCAGCCATGTACCGGCGACGCAAACCGTCGTGGGGGGCTCGGTCGCGCTCAACACCCCGGATGCCGGCACGGCCTAGCGGTGACCGCCTATCGTTTGGCGTAGTCTTTTGACCCCAACGCGGCCGCCTGAGTGCCCCTCGCCGGCCGCGTTGGGCTAGTGGTTTTATGTTCGACCTGACCAGCCCGCCCGATGCCACCGATCTGGAGCAACTCCTCACCGAGGCAAACCTGCTGCAGGCGGCCGGCGCGGTCGCGCTGGAGTTGGCCGTGCCGGCGGCGGTCGAGACGTGGGAGCGCCGTAGTGGCTACAAGCCGTTCCAGGCCGGGGCAGACGCTACGGTGCGCAAGTACAACGCCCCCGGCGGCCGGATGCCGCGCCACCGCACCTACTTTGCGCTGCTGAGCAATCTCAGCGGCGCCGGCAGCCCACTCGGTCCGACCGGCGGTGGCGAACGACTGAAACTGGAAACGGGCATGGTCGCGGCGCCGGAGAGTGTCACGATCGACGATGAGGATCAGCTGCTCGGCGCCGATTACTGGTGCGAGCCGACGAATGCCCTCGCCGATGGCGGCCCCTATACCGCGATCCGGTTTCGCGGCCCGATGTGGTGCCAGCCGGAGGGGATCGTGGTGACGGCGCGCTGGGGCTACTGCGACAGCGCCTGGCCGGCCGATGCGTATCAGGCGGTGCTGTTCAGCGCCGGCGCCGTGGCGCTGACGGGCGTGCCCGACAACCTGGTCGAGTCGAGCATTACGGAGGACGGCTTCGCGCAGGAGTTCATGGCGGCCTCGGCGATCGTGCCGGCGGCGCGGCTGGCGATCTGGAATGACCATTACGGCCGCGCGCTGCGGCGGTATACGCTGATGAGCTGAGGAGGCTTTATGTCGTTTTCGGGAAGTGTGACGATACCCAGGGGTCTGGACGCCGATGGCGTGGATGACGCGCTGGACAGCTTGACCGTGAGTGGCAACGACGATTGCCCGACCGAGCGTGATAAGGCGGTGGAAGCGGCCATAGATGCGGCCTCCGACGTGATCAACAGCGGCGCGCTGGGCGCGACGGCTGAGTACGGCTTCGTGGTCAACGTCAGCGGCCATGTCAATCCCGGCAACAAGCCGGTACCAGGCATGAGCAACGACGGCGTGTACGTCAGCATCGGGCAGGCCACCGGGTAGCCTCCATGGGACTCAACGCCGAGAGCTTTCGCAAGCTGCACCGCCGGCCCGGCGTGGGGGAGACCTATCGCTGGTTCAAGGCGGTGCCCAGCTCGGCGATCAATCCGGAAACGAACACGGCGGATCCGGCGATCAGCGACAGCCGCGACCTCAATAGCATTATCTACGTTGAGCAGCCGGTGAGCGCGGCCTGGCGGGCGAAGGTCGATGAGACCAGGCGCGACGTGGGCGTCGCCGAGTTCGGCGTCATCAGCGAGAGCGTGACGCAGATCTCGGTGATGCCGGATGAGACGTACATCCGTAAGCTGGACAAGGTCGTGCTGACGCAGCGGGTGCGGTCGGAAATTCACACCGTGCTGCGCGACAGCGACGCCAGCGGCACGCTGCTCGATCCGCTGCTCTGGCCGTTCGTGGTCAGCGTGGTGCGCGTGCTGGACGCGGCGCGCAACTACGTGGCCGGCACGGACTACAAATTGACGCCGAACGAGGATCCGCTGCAGCCGGCCGCGATTGAATGGCTGAGCGGCGGCACGAAACCAAGCGTGGGGCACAGCTACACCGTGGAGTACACCCGGCGGCCGGTGTATACGCACCTCGATGAAAAGGTGCGCGACCAGCGGCCCGATATCAACGGGGTGCTGTTGCCGCTGCGGATTGTGTTGACCGAAGACAAGGCGGGAAATCGATGACAAACGATCTGACGACCAGTAAACCCACGGGCGAAGAGGAAGGGCCGGCCAACCACGTCGCGGCGGCGCGCGCCGTGCTAGCGGCGCCGGAAGTGCCGGATCCTCTGGCCAACCTCGATCCCGCCAGCGACGCGGCGCGCGCGGCACGCAATGCCACGGCGGCGAAAGATGAAGCCGGGCGTATCGTGAGCAAGCCCAGCGCGGTCGCGGTGCACCAGGCCGATGTGCGGCTGCGTGAGGAGGCCAGGGCGCTCCTGGCGGATCTGGCCAAACAACGCGCGGCGCTGCCGGCGGCCCACCGCAAGGCGTTCGATGCGGTACACAACCTCCAGGAGATCGATGTCCAGACGCTGCAGGCGATTGTCGCCAGCCCGATCAACGATCCCGACCTGCCGCCCGATCCTGACGAGACCGCGACCGGGTCGACGGATACGCCGGCAGCGGATCCGCCGGCCAAGAGCCGCAAAAAGGCTGATGCCTGATGCCGATCACCTATCCCACCCCGGCCGAGATCTTCGCCGCCACCGACAATACGAACGTCGATGTGTGGCCGGCGGTGACGTGGCTGATTACCTACCTGAGCCACACGGCCAACGCCGCCGGCACGCTGGCGTACTTTAATGACCAGTGGGGTTTGACCGGCCAGCCGAATGCGCTGCAGAAATGGAAAGCAATCCGGCGCGGCGGCGGCGCCTACAGTAACGCCGATATCAAGTGTTTGCTGGTGTCGCCGCGTCTGGACTCGACACCGCACGGCACCCAGGACCGCGTCGGCGGCGTGAGTCTCACCCTCGATGATGTCGTGGGCCAGAATGCTGAGAGCGACGAGGCCCTGGAGATGCCGTGGCGCCGCCTGGTGGTCCTGGTGAACAGCCTGTTCCACGTGCGGAACGGGCTGCGCCCCGACGATGGCGCGCCCCTCGTCTGGAACCGGCTGATTTTCCTCGGCGCGAACCGCTTAGCGGATCCGAAGCAGCAGGGTTATTTCGGCATCACCAGCAACTGGAGAATGGTTTTGGCCCCCGGCAGAAATTGAGTTCTAAAGGTTTGTTATGACACTGACCCTTCGTGATCCGCTGTATATTTCCGGGTCGCAGCGCAGCGTATGGTTCGCGCAGGAAAACACCGGCGCCGCCGGCTCGACGGCGTTTCCCAGTAACCTCAAAACCAACCCGCCGACGCTGGGCAGCCCGCCCTCGGCCACGCCGACATACCTGGGGCAGACCAATAGTCCCTCGATCCAGCGCGCGCGGGGCGGGGCTTTGGGCTTCGCGGTGGGCCAGGAAACGGCGGCGTGGAGCACACCCGGCGGCATCGGGCCGCACACCATCGACGTGCAGGTACGGGCCGGCGTCGGCGTCGCGGCGGCGATTCGTAACTTCCTGCCCTGCGGCGGCCTGAGTGGCATCATGGGCAAGCCGGACTGGGCGCTGTATGTCAATACAGACGAGACCATCGACGGCACCGGCTGGATGGACGTGTACCGCTACTGCAAGCTGATCAAATGCGCGCCGACGTTCACCCTGGGCGATAATGCGGCCGAAGCGGAGATCGTGTGGGATCTTACCTTTCTGGCGCTTTGGGGGCCGCAGGCCGGCACGGTCCTGTCAGCCGCGGCCGCGGCCAGCGCGCTCAGTGCCGGCGGCGTGCCGCTCTATGGCACCAACATCAGCTCCGTATCGTGCGCCGGCTACGAGTTCAAGCGCGATCTGACCGGCCTGCAGGCCTCGCTCGACTTCGACATCGTGCCGCGCGGTCGCAACAACGACCTGGGCGATAACGTCGCGCTGTCGATGGCGCCGGTGGGCCTCAAGAGCCGGCGGCGTGCCGGGAGCGGCAATATGAGCGCCTCGGCCCCGTTTCCGGCCGCGATGCGCGAGGGCAGCGCGACGGCTCGCTTCTGGGGCGACATCGTGATTCTTGTCACCAACGCGAGTGCCTCCACAGTCGGCAGCGGCTCGATCGTCGAGCGCATCACGCTGCAGAACGCCCGTAGCTCCGAGGAGAGCGAGGAGGCCGCCGAACAAGATGCGGACGCCGGCTACGGCGTCGGCTTCGTGTTTACCGATATGGTCGTCGCCACGTCGTAACGACTGGATTCTGGAGGGGCACCTGTGAGTAAAGTCAGAGCAGCCGCAGCCGCAAAGCGCGGCGTGAAATCGAGACCACGCCCGGCACCGCGGCAAGCCGCGGCCATCGCGCCAATAGAGCGCAAGCCGCTGAATGAGGCCAATACAGCGTGGATTGAAAACCCCGACAAATCGCCGGGCCAGCCGGCCATGATTCCGGTCCCGAAAGATTCGGTCCATTTGGGCCCGTCGCGCTTGGGGCCGTCGCCTTTGGGCTCGTCGACATCGCCGAATGTGACGAGGGCGGCCGCCGCCGATGGGGACGGTGTCGGAGGGGATGGTGGGGGCGACCTCAGCATCGCGGCGCTGGTGGGCAATATGAGCCTGAAGCAGCAGGCGCAGTTCCTCGGGCTCAAGCCCTCGCACGACACAAAGGAGCGGGGCGCGGAGTATTACTCCACCTTTATCCCGTTCGGCGACAACATCATTTTCATCCTGGAGCTGGAGCCGGACGAAATCAAAACGTTTCAGGATCAAAGCCGCGCCATCGACGCAGAGCTGGCGCTGCTGGATCAGGACAACGGCAAGCTCACCGACGCCGAGGCCGCCGCCGTGGTGGAGCGGGTCAACGCCGTGCCGCGCCGGCGCATCGAGTTTTACGAAGAGGTCATCAACCACTGCAACCGCGGCTGCGTGCAAATGCACCCCTTCAATGCCGCGCGCGTGGCGCGGCTGTATGCCTCGCAGAAAATGGAGCTGGCGCACGCGATTTTACAGAAGTCGCAAATGGGGAGTGAGACGATCAGTTTTTGGTCCGCCAGTTAGCGAAATACGTACGCCATGGGAGGCCCTCATTCGGCGTGGAGGCGCGCCTGGAGGGCCTTTTCGCTGACTGGCTGTATTCGATGGAGTGTCCGGCCGCCTTCGACCTGTCGGCCATGGATGACAAGTGGCGCCGCGCCCATCGCGCCTTGACCCTGGAGTACGCGCAGTATCGGCAGAGCCGGGAGCGGCATCGCACCAAGCAGCTGGAACGCATGAGCCGGAAAGCCTTTTAGGCGAAAGCGTAATGAATTCACAAGCCCTCGCGCTGGCCCTCAGCCAGATCCAGGCGACCATCGGCATCACGGTGCGCTTTTCAGCGCGCACGTGGCAGATGCAGGTCGGCCGGCGCTGGGTCACAGTGCTCCCGGATACGGCGCAGATCTGCAACGACATCTATGCCGACTGCCTGGCGCAGGTACAGGCGGCGCAGGCGGCGCGCAAGGCCGTCAGCAGGGGCAATAGCGGGCCTGGAGGCACCAAGGGCGGGCCGGCCGGCTCCGCAGGACGTAATGGCGTTAGCCCGCGCCTGCGCATCAGCAAGCACCCCGGCTTATCGCTCGGCGTGCCGGGAGTGCGCCTGCGGTTGGGAGCGCGGCCGGGCGTGATGCTGTCACCGAATGCGGCCGATGGTCCGGTTGGCACTGCGATGGTCTACGGCGCCACGGTCGTCGGTGTCGTGGCCGGCATCACCGCCGCACTCTACAAGGCCTCGCAGGCGGCCATCAAATACAGCCGCGACGTCGCCGATCTCCGGGTGCAGACCGGCGGCAGCCTCAGCACCGCCAGCAATGCGATTCAGGCCGGCCGCACCTTCGGGATTCCTCTTTCCGGACTCTCCACCGAAAACCGCCTGATTCAGTCGCGCCTGTCGATGGGTTACGGCGGCAGCGGCAGCGGCGATCTCGATGACATTATCGCGTTTCGGCGGTACACGCGGGGGCAGATGGCGCGCGGCCCGGTCGGTGAACTGTTCGCGCAGCGCATGGCGGCGCGCACCAATCGCACCGGCTATCTTGACGTCGCCTATATGCCCGATGCCGAATTCGCCTCGCAAGTCAGCCGCAGCCGCAAGCTGCAGCGCGCGCTGGGCCAGTCGCCCGCCGATCTGGAGAACAACGCGTATCGGATGAATAACATCCGCAATACCATCGACCAGGGCCTGGCGCTCCTGGCCGATCGCTTCGGCGCCGCGTTTACGCGCAAGTTCGGGCCCGTGCTCGATAAGGGCCTGGATCTACTGGTCGACCACAGCGGCGAGGTCGGGACAATGATCGACAAGGGCATGCAGGCCGCCTGGGATGCAGGTGTTAAGTTCGCGCATTGGCTGTACGTTGGCCTGCCCCGAGTCTTTCACGAAGGTGCTATAGCGGTCGGTGAGTTTTTGATGAATCTGGGCACCGGCCTGGAGGCATTGCAGCGCGACTATAACGCATTCCGCAACGGCCCGATCGGTCGGCTGTTAATGGGCGCTCCTAACACCAACTATGGCGGTGGACCTAACGACGCCGGCGGCAATGGCTCCGTCCCTTCGTCTGGAATACCGGCGGCGCCATCGACAGCGCCGCGCGCGCCCGCTACGGGGCCGAGTCGGCCGGGCGGGCGCCGGCCGGCGCACATGGGTCTTGATCCTTTTGGTGTGGATGAGTGGCTCAACCCGTTCCTGGCGAATGGCATCGAAAACCTGAAGGAAGGCGCCCGTTATACCTTCCTGCATCCCTTCACCAAATTTGGTGATTACCAGGCGCAGCGGAGCACGGAGATTAACCTGAGTCGCCAGGCGAACATGGCGCCAGGCAGCGTGCGCGCCCGCTACCTGCGCGGCGAAGGGCCGGCGCCGCGCTGGATCAATCCCAACGCCCAGATGGACGCCAATGGCGCAATGTCAAGTGAGCCTTTTAGCGCCGCTCCGGAGAGCCACGGCGCGCTTTACAACTGGGGCCGGTCTGCCGCGATGTGGGGCAGGGCTGGCCTAAAGGACGACAATGACAACAGAGAAAAGAACTGGCAGCAGCTCCTGGCCGGCATTGGCTCGATTGCGCAAAACACCAAAGACACCGCCCGCGGCCTGCGCAACGGCTCCGGCCTGAGTGTAGATCAGGTGCGTGCGCAAGTACTGGCAGACATCGCCGAGGATTCGAGTCTCTCATTTTCGCGTTAGAGTTGCGTTTGTCCGCCATGGATTTCGCCGCCTTTACTTCGCAGCAGGTGCAGCTGCCCGGGGACACCATCTCCCCGCTCGCGCTCGACTTCCACACCCTGCCGGGTGACGGCTTTCAGTTCGCCCTGGGCTGTGACTTCGGCATCGGCGCGCCGGGCGGTTTTGAGACTCCCGTTACCCTCACCTGGACCGAGATGGTTTCGCTGCGTGACAGCGGCGGGACGGCACTGCTCACCTACACGGTCACCCTGACCGCGCACGTGAATCTGGCCGATGCCGAGATGCACATCGACACGTTTGTGTCGAGCTTCACGCCGGGCGGCACGGGCACCGAGCCCAGCCCTAACAGCGAGGCGAGTGTCTTGGAGCTAATGCCGGTGGAATTCTTTCACCCGTCCGGCCAGACTTTCGGCCACGCCTATGAAGAGTACGGATGGTTCTACCAGAACGTCGCCTTTGGCGATTTTCCGTACTCGTATAACTTCCGCGTCTACTCGCCGGCCTTCGACATCACGGTGCCGACCGGGGCGACCGTCACCCTCGACAGCCAGAGCCTGGCCAAAACCAGCACGGGTGGGGCTGTTCTGCCGAACGCGGGACTAACGCGCTGGCGCTATGGGGGACGCACCGGGGGCCAGGTTGCCGGCGGCTTCGATACGCTGCTTTTCGACCCGTCCAGCGGCGCGATTTTCGCGGGGTTTATTGACGCCGGCCAGCTCCAATGCGCGCGCACCCTGAAACGCGATACGATGGCGGTCGCCGGCGCGGTCGTGGTGGACAGCGCCAGCGGCCCGCACGGGGCGTTTTTGCTGCAGGGGCAGCCGTGCTACGTGTACGGCAATGGCGGCAATACCTATCTGAAGCGCAGCGCGGACAGCGGAGGGAGTTTCGGCGTGGCGACACTACTGGCCAGCGGCGTGACGCCGCTTGGCAATTTCCATTACGACCCTGACAGCGGCCACCTGGTGGGCCTGGTCAAGGATGCCACGACCGGCGCCACGAAGCGCCTGCTGGTGCATCATAATCCGGCCGATGATAGCGTCAGCGCCGAGGCACTGGCCGCGGTCAGTGGCATGCCCGACAGCCTGACCAGCGCGCCCGTCGCCGGCTACGGCGAGACGCTGTTTACGACAGCCCACAGCGGCACCGACATTACGCTGTACCAGAGCCAGGATACGCTGGCCTCCGTGACTTGATATGACTGCGACGCGCGTTGCTACGAACTTCCGGGTGCTGGCCTACGATGACACCAGCATCCCGCAACCCAACCCGCAGTATTACTGCGTGGCGGATGACCTGTCGGCGCTGGTGGTGCCCAACCAGGGCACCAGCGCGGGCGCGGCCAATACGGGGTTTCGCAGCGCCGGGCTGGCGAACTCGCCCAACACCATCGCGGGCCAGCCGCTCTTTAACCCACCGCTGTCCGACCCGACGCTGCCGGCGCTGAATGAGCTGGAATTCTGCCTGCTCAACGCGGCGGGCGAGCGCGTCTATTTCGGCGACCAGGCGGTCACTATGGCGCGCGCCGAGGCGAACGCCGGGGGTGGCGGCGGTCTCTTCGGCGTGCTCTTGAAAGTGCGCGAGGTGCATGCCGATAGCGTACTGGTGCCGGCCGTCAGCGGGGATCCGACGGGCAGCGGCGGCACGCCTGCGCTGGGCATCTTCCAGTGGCGAGTCGACAGCGGTACCAGCTGGCACACCGTTACGCCGCAGCACGGCCCGCCGGCCACGCGCGTCATGCTGCGCGACCCGGTGGCCGGGCAGCTCGCCTCCGTGACCAGCATCACGCCGATCATTCGCGATCAGTCGTTTCGCGCCGATCTGGACTTCGCCGGCTCGGTGAATACCGGGAGTGGTGGGTTCGTGGCGGTGCCCTGGTGCGGTGCCCATCGGGTTATCTGGCGCGAAAACGACCATCCCTGTTATGAGCGCTGGATGAGCGACGAGAGCGGTTTCGGCTATCGCACCATCCGCAAATTCCACGAGCTGCCGACACTGCAGGCGCGCGGCCGCGCCGCGCAGCACTGGACGTTCTATGCGCGCATCATCGCCGGACACCTGGTGCTGACCTTCGTCACCGCCGGCGTGACGATGTCGTTCGATATCCTCGATCCCCAGCCCGTGACGACGGTGCAGCCGGGCGCGCCCGGCTCGCCGATCTATCGCGCCCAGGCCGCGACCTGGCCCAGTGGAACAGTCAGCCTGCAAAGTGTGGGCATTCGCGTCAGCGGCGGCATCAGCCTGCTGCAGTACGCCAAAACCGTCTCGTATGATGGCGTGGCCGGCCCGCTGGTGGGATCCTTCAGCCGCAGTGTGTTCACGCGCCGTCGCCCGCCCGGGGGCACGACGGTGACGAGTGCGCCACGCCAGGGCGGCTTTACCCGGCCCAAGGGCGGCGGCCTGACCTGGCTCGATTCTTCGTGGTCGGAAAACAACTACGGCGGCCAGGTCGATTACACCTGCCACCTGACGGGCGACAGCCAGGCGATTGACGCCACCAGTACCGAGCTAGGGGTGCATTCGCCCTTTGTGACCGCCGTGATCGCGCGCAGCAGCCAGTCCAGCACTTACCTCAGCGGCCCGAGTCTCGACATCACCCGCGCCTGCGTCGGCGACTGGGACATTGACAGCGCGGAGCCGCCGTCTATGGTCGTGGGGGAAATGCGCCTGACCGTGGACCGTGATCTGCTGACCGGGCTCTTTACCGAGGCGGGCTGGACGCCCTACGTCAAGCAATTCAACCTGGTCAGCTTCGAGGTCGAGAGCGTCTCCATCGACACCAGTACGGTGCCGGCGACGCGGACCGTGGGTTCTTTTGACCAGCTCTTTATCGGCTACATCTTCACGCCCACCGACAAGTGGAGCGGCGCCCAGGACAGCGAGCGCACTTTGGTGCTACGCGATCACATGCAGCGCACCGTGGCGCCGGCCGGCTTTATCGGTGACGACTGGGACGCGCCACTCGACTGGCTGGCGCTGGGCAGCGGGCAGCCGTTATGCGGCGGCACCTGCTGGCGCGAGATCTTGCGCCGCACCGTGGGCGACTGGGGCGCGGATGAGATGAACGGCGGCACCGATACCGACCGGCTTTATTTCCCGAGTTCTTACCCGTTTATGATCGATGTTTTCATCGACTGCGTGGGTCTGTATGACGGCGTGGTGCCGCTCAAATCGGCCTGGTTAGTCCCGCCCAAATTCGGCAGCGACGCCAACGGCTGGGGCAGTGATTTCGACACGATGGAGTATGCCTGCCGCTACTACGGCCTCAATCCTGAGGGCACTAATACCAGTTTCATTTACGGCCACCTGGTCACGCTGTACAAAGCTGCCCGCGCCGTCGGCGATAGTTCCGGAGTGAACCTCTATATCCCGGATGCGGATTATATCGCCGGCGATGTCGACAAGGTGGCCATGGATGCCAGCCGTACGCAGGACAGCGACATGGCGCTCAACAACTTCGTGGGCTGGCAGCAGCGCGACGAACTGGGCAGTCTCAGCCCGGCTTTCATCAACGCCCACTCGCGGCTGCCGCCGGAGGATCCCAACAGTCAGGAGAAGACCTGGCCGCGCACCAAATTGATTGAGCCGAAATTCAACGTGTGGCCGAACGAAATGCAGGCGCTGACCGATGCGACGATGAACGAATTTCGCGACCGCGACCCCGCGACCGGCTGTATCACCGCTCGCGGCTACGCCCTGGCCCGGCTCTTCATGGTCATTCAACTGCAGTTGGGCGGCGCGCACTCGGATACGACAATTGGCCTCAACGGCATCCCGCTGCGGGTTCGGCGCTACGGCCATAAGGGCAATTTCGAGAGCAAGGACTTTCAGACCCTTTATTATTTCCGGACGCTGACGCACAGCGGATTTTAGCCGGGGTTTTTATTATGCTTCCACCGCGCGGCAATACGCCGACCAAATATCTCCAGGAACGTGCCCGCCAGCAAGCCGTGACCACGACGCTGCAGGAAGTGCCCTATCGCGGCACGACGTGGGCCGCGCTCGGGCGCGGCGTGACACCCGCCACGCCCCACGTGAACGGTATTTACATGCGGGATGACAGCTTCAAGGAGTGGCTGCGCTACGGGCAGAATTACGGCACGGACGCGCCACTGCGCTAACAACTAAGGGGATGAATCATGAAGCCGGTTCGGTTATTCTTATTAATTCTTTGCCTCGCGATTGTCGCTTTGGGCGGCTGCAGCCAACCGGCTCAGGAAACTGCCGCCACTTCCAATAGCGACATTTCAGTCGAGCTGCTTTTTACGCACGACGGCGTGAAGGTTTATCGCTTTTATGATTACGGGCACGCCGTATATTTTACGGATGCCCGCGGTGGCACTTCATGGGAGCAAAGTGACGGCAAGTCGAGTTATCCAATGACTGTGCCAACGAGGAAGTAATGGCTAATACCGAAACGACCAACGTACCCATCGACCTCGCCCAGGGCGACAGCACCGGCGCCGGCGGCAGTGCGCTCGATGCGGCGCACGATAACACCATCCGCGGCTATCTCGACAATGTGGCGCAGGCCGCGCTGCGCGCGCTCGGGATCGGCGTTATCCTGGACGGCACCGCGGGGGCCGGGCTGCTCAGTGCCGGCACTGGCGTCTCGCTCAACGTCGCGGCGGGGGCGGCGAATATCCTCGTCAACCCCGCGATCAACGGGTGCCTCGGCTACGTGCCGCTGCGCTGGAATGCGGGGACGAACCTGGTGCCGGCCGGGATGACCGATAACGCGACGTGGTGGATCGTGCTCAGCGTCGTGATCCCGAGCGCGTACGAGACGCTGGGCGTCGTCAATCCCGACAGCCGCCGCGAGCAGCGCGCGACGCTCTCGGCGCAGCTCAGCGCGCAGGCGACGGGCGCTCGCCCCAACGCCGGCATCATCCTCGGCAAGGTGACGTGGGCGGCCGGCGTCCCGACCTTCGATCATTCGGTGCGCGACATCGCCGGCACCGGGGTTTTGGTGCTGCCCGACGTCACGGAGCCGGCGACCCTCACTAACAAGCTGTATTCCATCGCGACGGGCGTGCTCAAGTGGGCCGGCAAGCGCATCCCGCTGATCGCCTCCACTCTGAGTAATTCGCAGTGGGTGAAAACGGATGGGAGTGGCAACCTGGTGAGCGTGGCCGCCATCGCCGAAAGTGACGTCACGAACCTCACCGCCGACCTGGCGGCCAAAGTCCCGACCAGCCGCACGATCAGTGCCGGCACCGGTCTCAGCGGCGGCGGCGATCTGTCGGCGAACCGCACGCTGTCGCTGCCCAATACGGGCGTCGCGGCCGGCACGTACTCCAGCCCGACCTCGATCACGGTGGATGCGCAGGGCAGGATCACGGCGATCAGTTAACGGTGCCTTATGAGCGATACCACGATACCTAACAACTTGCCGCGCCGCCGCGCCAGTGATGGCTTTACCACGACGGAAAAAGTTGTCGGCGCCTGGTGCGTCGTCCTCGCGGCCTATGAGATTTATTTAGTCATTACCGGCCAGCAGCTCATCACGCAGGCGATGGTGAGCCTGACCAAGAAATACCCGGCGATTCCCTTCGCGTTCGGTTTTCTCTGTGCCCACTTCTGGTGGAATGCGCAGGCCGAGCAAGAGGGTCGCACGGTGGTGCAATATGATGAGACGGCCGGCAGCGTCCTGTAGCGCCGGCCGCCTGGGATCTTAATTATGTCCGCGATTCGCGTCCCTATCGACACCAATGGTGTCACCCCCGGCCAGACGCTTGCCTGGGACAATACCGCCAAGGCTTTCCTGCCTGTAACGCCTTCAGGTGGCGGCGCCTCCTGGGCCAAGAAAACCAGCACTTACACCGCCGTCGCCGGTGATAACATTCTGGCCGATACCAGCGGTGGCGCGTTCACGATCAATCTGCCCGCGTCGCCCAGCACCAACCAGGTCGTGACGATCAAATCGGGCGCCTTCGCGGCCACCAGTAACCTCACCATCGGGCGCAACGGCAGCACCATCATGGGCCTGGCCGAGGACATGATCGTGGCGCTGCCCAACGTCGGCTTCGCCCTCATCTACGACGGCGCCACCTGGAGACTCTAACCTCATGTCGAATCTACTCAGTTTTGTTGGGACCAAGGCGCGGCTTGGCGAAGCGGTGACCCTGCCGGATAACGGTGATGTCCTCCGTGCACCCGATGGCACCGTGTGGAAATGTGCCAATGGCATTCTTCTGCCGTATACTTCCGAATTCTCAGACCTGGCAGCGCAGTACCCCAATATGGTCAGTAACGGCGTAGCTCTCAACGGTCCTTTTGCTGGGAATAGCTGGCAGAAATGGCCCACCAAAGGTATCGTGGGGGCTGCTAATGGCACCTGGCTGATGATGCAGGCGCCGTTTGGCGCTGGCAGCTTCACGCCGTCGAGCGCGGATTTTTACTTTACTTCTACGGACGGTGGTGTTACATGGACGAAGCGAACCCCACCCCTGGCTGGCAAGGGGTGGGTGTCGCTGTGGGACGGGACCAACTTCGTGATTGCGGCAACAGTGGCCACGACCACCAACGGCGTGTGGGAATCGACCGATGGAATTAACTGGACGCCTCACACGAATGTGTCGTTGAGCACCTATGACATTCAATACGGTGGCGGATTGTATATTCTGCTTCCGGTAAATTCGACAAGTTATGCTACTTCGCCTGACCGCGTTAACTGGACCCTGCGCAGTTTGCCATTAGTAGCATCAGCGGGCGGTCTTGACGCCCAAGGCTTTGGTCAAGGGACTTACAATCCTGGGGCGGGACTATGGATAGTTCCTGCTGGTGGGTCCAATACAGCGTTGTATATGACATCGCCGGATGGAATTACATGGACTCAGCGGTCCTATGTTGCCGGTGGTGCAGGTGGTGGTGCAGGTGGCAGCTTTTCACCACGAGTAGCATCTAACGCTACAACCACGGTAGCAGCAAGTGCTAACGGCACAGTCTCTTACACAGTAGATGGTATCAACTGGGTCGACGTAGGGGTTATTGCTAACACCGTTAACGCGCTGCCCTCGATGGTCTACTGGAACGGAACTTATTTTGTGTATGTGCTGTTGACAGGCGAAAGCTTTTATTCCGCTGACGGAATCACCTGGCTTACCGGACCAATGGCGCCTCCCACATTAGCGGCTGGTGATAGCAACATTGTCTTTCGGAGTCCGATTGGTCATGTCACACCCTTGCATCGCCAGTCGCTGCACATCACCAACCCCGCGTCGGCGGCCAAGAACTTCATAGTAACCCCTACGATTCAGATTGACACACCGGCGCGCACCTACTACCGCATCAAATAGGAACCCATCATGCCTAACTCACCAACCGGAATTGACACCACTAAAACCGTGCTCGTGCCCCAGACCACGACGCACCCGGCGTATCTGAAATATGAACGCTACCGCATCGGCACGCCCGCGGAGGGCGCGCTGGTCGAGATCGGCTTGCAGGGCCATGACGATGCTGGCAACTGGGACACCGAGACAGCGATGGTCGAAGTCCGCATCGAAGACTTCGCGGAAGTCGATGTGCCTGCGGTGAACATTCCGGCCCAGGGCACTGAGGGTGAGGATGGATTCGTGCCCGCCATCGACATTCCGGCGCGCGTGGTGCCCGCGCATAGCAAGGTGACGCTGGGACCCAACACCTACCAGTTCGACAACGTGCACGTGGCCCAGGATTGCATGGACATGCGCCTCGGCGCCATCGTCGCCGACACGCCGACGGCACAGACCTATGCCGCGCAGAACCTCCCCGTCGTGGGCATGGGCCTGGAAGTGCTGGCGCACATTCAGCAACTGATCGCGGCGCGAGGCTAAGAGGCTATCATGAGCTTTCAGGTCATTCTTGACGCCCAACTCTGCCAGAGCAGCCTGGTCGGCACCCTCGGCTATCAGGCGCTCGACAGCGGCGCCGCCGTAGTCCAGGCGTTCACCAAAACCGGCGTGGTCGCCGGCACTCTGCGCGGCTGCTACACCGCCGGCACGGTCACGCTTCCGGATACGGCGGTGAAGGTGCAGTGGGGCCTCGACAACGGCAGCGGTGGAATGGGCACCGTGCTGGCCGAGGAGCGCGTCAGCAACGCGCTGGCGGCCGCCCAGGCGAAGCTGCAGACGCTGGGCACCGGACTAGTCAGCAGCACGGCGCCGGTCGATGCGGAGGGCAACGTGCGCCTCACGCGCGGCGATGATTACTATGCGGCGGACGGCCGCGCTCTCGAGTGGAGCGACGATGCCTGGCCAAACCTCACGGGCGGCTCGGTTCAGTTCACCGTGCGCAGCCCCGCCACGCTGCAGGTAGTTGGTTCGATCGTGGTCGCCGGCAGCGGCCTCCAGACCGTGCGCGTGGAACTGTCGCGGGCGCAGACGGCCGTGCTGAGCAGCCCGCGCTACGTGTTCGATTTAATCGCCACGTTAGCCGACGGCAACAAGGCCACTCTGGTCGAAAAATCCCCCCTGCTGGTCACCGAGCGCGTCGGCAGCTAGCTCCTGGCTTCTGGCGCCATCGCCACCCCTAGCGATGCAACCCGGGTGACACCAATCCCCTTCGCGTCGCAATTCCGCGCCGGCCGGGCCGGCCGCGCTATTCTCATTACCATCGGGTCATCGATGGGGTAGAATCCCCAGTAGCCTGGCATTCGGCCGGCGGTAGCGTATCCTAGGGATACGCTCAGGCGCCCCGCAATGCGAAACCCCCGCGACGTGGCAATCGCGAGGGTTTTTTCCCCGATCAGAGGGACAAGCTAAGCATAACAAACCCGATCAGGAGAGACGATGCGCACCTTCGAGTCCGGCGGTTCAGCCGGCCACCGCTACGGTGGCGGCGATAGTTTTACCCACAATTATCCACACCCTGCTGCGTCTAGCGGCGATAACCACTCTCAAGCCGTTGCAGCGGTTTTACCCGAACAGCGCTCGCTGGCGCTCTTGGATCCGACTTCCACGCTGGCGCCGCTTAACGCCCCGCTGGTCGAAGTCGACGTCGTGGCGCTGCTGCTCAAAGACAAGCGCAGCCCGCAGACGAGGCGCGCCTACGCGCAGGATCTCAAGGACTTTTTTGGCGGCGCGCCGACTCCGCCCCTGGTGCATGCTTTCCTGTCGCTGCCCACGCCCCGCATCGCGCTCGCGCTCAACGCGTACAAGTCGCGGCTGCGCGACGGCACCGCCAACGGGGCCGAGGGCAAGGGGCCGGGCACCGGGATGGCCGAGGCGACGATCAACCGCCGGCTCGCCGCCATTCGCTCGCTGCTGAAATTCGCGTACCGGATGGGCCTCTGTGAGACCGATGGGCGCAGTCTGGTCGACTCCGAGAAGAGCCGCGCCTACCGCGACACGCGCGGCATCACGCCCGACAAGGTGCGCAAACTGCTCAAGCTACCGGCCAAACAGTACGGCGCGAAGTCGGTGCACGGGCTGCGCGATACGGCGATTCTGTTGCTACTGTGCCAGAACGTGCTGCGCCGCGCCGAGCTGGTGAGCCTCAACGTCGGCGACTTCAGCGCCGAGGAGTGCGCGCTGTGGATCGTGGGCAAGGGTCGCGGCTCCGAGAAAGAGCGCGTGACACTCGACGGCGCGACCGCCGAGGCCATTCTCGCCTATCTCGTCGCGGCCGATCACGCCGGCGACAAGGGGCCGCTGTTTCGCAATCTGGACCGCAACCCGGCGACCGCCGGCGGCCGCCTCACCGCAGACGCGCTGTACAAGCTCGTGGGCTCCTACGGCGCGCACATCGGCGTCCCCAACCTCACGCCGCACAAGCTGCGGCACACGGGCATTACGGCCTATCTGGACGCCACCAACGGCGACGTACGCGGTGCCAAGCGCCTCAGCCGGCACAGCAAGTACGAGACGCTGAACCTGTATGACGACAACCGCGCCGATCTCCAGGGCAAAGCCACCACGTTGCTCGGCGGGCTGTTCCGCTGAGTCGTGGACACCCTCAGCAGAAACGACGATAGCACCAGGCGCTCTGCCTGGTGCTATCGTCATCTGTGACGAGGCTCGACCGTATCCCAGGGGTACGCCTATTCCTCCGGCCCCTGATCCAGCCCGCCACATATCACGGCCGTGTTCTCATAACCGCGAGTCTCAGCTAGCTCACGCACAAGCTTATGTGCGGCCTCGCGTGTGGAAAAGAAATAGCCAGCCTCGACACCGCCATTGGCCAGCTCCAGCACCACGTAAACCACGGGCGTCGCCTGAACCTGCATAACCACACTTTGTCCAGTAAGCTCGCCGCTCGATTCTATCTGCTCCCACGGCGACACCAGCGGCCCCGACCACTCGCAGCCGGCCTGCTCGTCCAGCAACAATTCGAGCTCCATAGTCCATGGGGTGCCAGGCAATAGCACCACAGGACGGTGATATTCATGCCCAAGCACAAGCACCACCATCTTGGGCCGCCCGCCCCATACCAGCCAATAATAGCCATTCTCAGTCGGTTTCATCAGGTCTCCTTTTTAGTCCATCTCCAACACGACGGATGCACCGCCGGCGTCACGCCGCGCTGCTGTGCCCACTGCACCGCCGCTGCCACGCTCTCGAAGTGACCGGGCTGCTCACCGTGGCGCCAGGTCAAGTCGCCGCTGATCGTGCACAGGTGATAGCCCGGATTCCAGAAGTTCGGCACGACCTGGATCGGCGGCTCGGGGAATAGAGACAGTTGCATCACACCTCATTCACGAGCTTTAGGAGTACGTCGCCGTGGCATGGTTCACCCTCGCGACACCAGCACGCCAGATCCTTGCCGGCCAGCTCGCGTCGCGCCGCAACCACTATGGCGCGACCCTCGCGTGTGCCGGTGGCCCATCGTGCGTACTCTCGCACAGCTTCTATGGCGGGCACATCAGCGGTGACTTTGAAAGGATTCCCCCATCGCCCCGGCCGGGTCACACTGACCGTGTTCGGCGGCATCCGCCAGCCCTTACTGCGCTTTCGCTGAATGCGCTTAGGCATTCGCCACCTCCGCCGCTAGCGGCATTTGATTCACGTGCAGTGCGAGCAACTTCCTGGCAGTGTCCACTGACTCAGCATCGCCCATGTGAACGTAGTCAATAATTACGTTCGGCATATCCAGCGCGGTTAGGTCGTCAAATTCGCCGTCAGGATTGAAGCAGCGATTCCATTCGTCCACAATCTCGCCGTAGCGCTCCCAGCACACGTGGGTCGCCCCTAGCTCCGTTGTTTCGCCCATCATGCCACCCCCAGAGGTGCGGCCACCGGTGCGGCGGTTTCTGTCAATGGTTTCATTAGTGCCCCTTCTGAAACAGAATCACGATCGACGACATCGCCGTTACTGGCGATACTTCCAGGAATGGTTACGGCCAGGAACCTCTAGGGGTTGGCCTTCAGTTCCGCGATCGCGGCCAGAATCGCGTGGCGCTCCTGGTCCGGCAGGCCGACCAGGCGCCGCCGCCAGCGCAGCGTCTTGCGCTTGATCCGCTCGCGCTCGCGGAAGTCTCGGCCCAGATAAGAATAGTCGTGCAGCTCCAACGGCTCGGGGAAGTTCAGCCAGACACATTCCGTGGCCAGTCCGCCGCCGCGCGTCGTGGTGGTGAAACAGTGCCGGCGCCACTTCGGCACCGAACGATGTTCATTCGACCGCGCGAAGAACTTGTCGTACAGTGGACAGGCATAACCCGAGATCATGACCATGCAGCGCGCCTGGTCGAGCTGCCCCAGCAATTCGCGGTGCTGGGCGTCGCTGAACTCGTGGCGATACAGCCGGCGCTGCCGCCGCCGGCTGCTCAGCACGTACGGCGGATCGGCATAGATGAGGTCGAGCGGCTGAAAATCGCGGGTGAACAGAAACTCCAGCGCGTCGGCTTTGAGCAGGCTCAGGTTCGGCACTTCGTCGCCCCGCCAACGCGCCAGCACGTCGGGATCGAGCTCGACGCCGATACTATGCTCCGCCGGCCGCTTCGCCTTCAGCACCGAACCGGCGCCGAGGAACAGCTCGACGTAGCGATGGTGGGGCGGCATCAGATTGATGATCTGTTGATACACGCCCGCGCCGCCCTTGCCGCCGTCGTAGCTCATGTCGAGGACTCCCCGGCGCAAAGCATCGCCTCGAACTGATCAAATACCATCTTCCAGCGCTCGACCGGGTCTTCAATGTAGCGGTCCTGCGGGCCGTTGCGGAGCACTATCGTCACGCCAAAATCTTGCGGCCGGACTTTCATAAACGGGCGAATCAGTCGTGCCTGGGCAAGGATCCGGCCGCCCCGAGTTCCCACTTCGTGATGGAAGCGAATCTGCCAGTAAGCGTCGCTCACAGCCTTGCGCGTAGCTTCGACTGTCTCGCCATTGAGGTACACGACATACGGCTCGCGCTTGCGCTTGCGAGGCGCCTTCAGCACCAGGCAGTACGGCCGTTTGCCGGTCGGCATTGTGAGACAGCAGACACTTCCGGGAAAGCCAGTCGTCATCACCGCACCTCCATCAACTCGGCGGATCCCGCATCGCCATTTCCAGCGAGTGGTGATGCACAACCCGCCAGGCCATCCAAACTCTCCCGCACCATTTGCAGCCCCGCCAGCGCGTCAGGAACGCCGCGGCACACGATGATCGCGCCCTCGCGCCGCAGCGCCTCCTGGGCGGAGCTGAGCGCGGTTTTCGGCCCCTTGATTTCCAGGCCCACCCACATCCCCGGCGGATACAGGTCCGGGTCGTGCACGAGCAGATCCGGCACACCGTAATCCGAGCCGCGGCCCTGGTGGGGGTGGAACGGCTTGTGGCAGTGCGGGCAGGTCTCCAGGCCGCGATGCTCGGAGGTTTGCAGCACGATATAGCCGAGCGCCGTCAGGGCGTGGATAATCGCGCGCTGCACGTCCTCCTCCTTGCGCGAGCCGGAGACCTGCTTCAGGAACGACGCCACACTGCGCGTTTTCATCAATGGCGTTCCCATCGCGGCGCCAGGTTCATGACTTTGTAGGGCCGGCTTTGCGCCTTGATCATGCCCCGGCTGCGTGGCCCGCTGCCCTTCAGCTTCAGCAGGCACAGCGGGCACAGCGTGGGTTCGGTCACCGCCGGCACAAACGAACCTTTGCAGTGCGGGCAGGTGACGGCATCGGTGGGTAAGGGCAAGCTCATCGGGCCACACCTCTTTCGCGCAAAGGTCCGAATGCACCGCGCGACGGCGCGGTCATCGTTTCCGAGGCCGGCCACTCAAAACCACAGGTGTTATTGGCGCAGATCCAGCGCTGCCCGTCGCCGCTGAGGATGGCTGTGGTGGCGAGCCCGTAATCGTTGTTGCACTCGCACGACACCGCGAGCAGGCCGGCATGATAGCGCTGCTGCTGCAGCAGGTAAGCACGGCGCCCCTGGCCGCGATCCAACTCGCCGTTCTGGGCTTGCTCGCGCAGCTCGCGGTCGCGCTTCATACGCTCGAAGTCGGCATACGACATCGACACCACGCGCCGGTCCAGCTCCTTGTCGAAGATCTGGAAAAACTGGCTGGCGTCGCTCGCGCCGCGCTGCAAGCCCAGCACCCGCAGCTCGTTCAGCCGCGTGTGCGGCACCGCGCTCAACACGTCGTCCCAGTCCAGCACCGCCTTCTCCAACTGGCCCGGATTCATCTCGTTGTAGCCGCGCACGTTGCGCACGGCGCAGATCAGCCGCACCAGCCCGTTATAGCGCGCCTCGGGCATTTCACGACCGTCGATAAGCTCGATCAATGACACTGTCTCGTCCCTCCTTTACGCCGCCCGCACCGCCGGCCCTCCCGCCGGCAACGGTGCCACTGGCGGCGTCCTTTCCGCGCTGCCGCGCGAATGCCGCGATCAGCTCCATGCGCCGCCACTCCTTGCCGATCTGCGACAACCGGGGCGGGGTCGGCTTGTCCCAGTTGGCGAAACGCTCGCGCAGCGCGGTCGCTACCGCACTCTCATCCGAGCTCATCATTTCGCCTTGGCTGGAATCCAAAGTCGATTGCTCCTGCACCCATTGGTCCAGCACCCACTGTCGCACAGCGGGCAACTGTTCCCGGTCGCGCCATGACAACTGATCGGGCATCAAGCCGCACACCGCGCACAGTGCCGCCGCCACGTCCGTAGTGAAAATATCTACAGCTTCAAGCTTTCGTGGTGGCGGTGGCGGCGGCGGTGTGCCAGCCGGGGCAGCCTCACGCGCAGGCGTTCCGTGCGTACGCGCGGGAAGCGGCGGCGCTAGTACTTCTTTTGGTACTTCTTCTCCATTTAACTCTGGTACTTCATCCTTTTGTACGGGTGGAACGTCATTCAGGGAATGAGCTGCCCCTTTTGCGTGAGCTGCCCCTTTTGGTGGAACGTCATTCAGGGAATGAGCTGCCCCTTTTGGCCCCGCAAAGGGTGCACCTCCTGCCCCTTTACGGACTGCCCCTTTACGGGGGCCGCTGCCGGGACCAGCCTGGCCGGTATCAGGTGTCGCCACCGTCACCACGCCACCTTGCAGCGGGTGGAGTCGATACCGGCTCTTGTGCCCCTTGCCGGCGCCCCGTTCCAGCACGGTGAAGTACCGGGCCGCTTCCAGGCGCGTCAGCACGTCGCGCACGGCGCGCTTACTCAGTGAGGTTTCCACCACCAACGTGTCGACACCGGGCCAACACTCAGCATTGGTGTCAGCATGGAAAGCCATCACGCTCAGCACGTGCTTATCCGTCGCGTTAACGAGGTGCGGATGATGCAGAATCTGTCGCATGATCTCGTAGTTCATGAGAGCCAGTCATAGGAGCGGCAGCGCCGCCTAATGCAGCGCCGCCTAATGCAGCGCCGCCTAATGCAGCGCCGCCTGGCGCAGTCCCGGCACTATTCGCTGTCCGCACCGTGCACCACAAACTCCAGCCGCGCCTGCTGCTCTTGTTTGGTCAGGCAACGCTCCTGCACCACTTCGCCGGTGTCACGGCGCGTGATGCGCATAATGCCTTCGCTAAAGATGGGGGTCGCAACGCACTCCACCTCGCGATACTCGACACCGGTATGCACCTTCTCCGCGAAGTCGCGGATCTGGCTGCTGCGCAGCTCGATCTGGGCCTTGAAGTCGGCGGCACTCATCCGCTTTTTCGCCTCCAGTTCGGCCACCTCGCGCACTAGGCGCGACTCCTCGCGACCGAAGTGCAGCTTCTCCTGATCGGTCAATTTGACCGGTAAATTTCTTGTCGTCTTGTCGCTCATGGGTGTGAAATCCTTTCCCGCTGGGGGAGGTCGTGCTTTGCTAACAGTGGGGATAAAGGTGTGCAAAGGCGTGAGGCTAGGCTGCAGGCTAGGCCGCGGCTTCAACTGCCGCACTAGCCTCAGGTGCGGCCTCATCCGGTGCCGGCTGTGTCTTGTAGTGGGCGTGCAGGGCGGCGCGACAGGCCGGCAAGTTGTCGAAGGCAACGGCGGTAATACCGGCCGTCGTGAGCGCCTGTCTGAGCCGGTGCAGGTTCGGGCCGCTGCCGCCTTCATCATGCGCCCAACCATAGGACGCGGCGTCGAGCATGAGCTGGCTCAATGGTGTCTGGGGCGCAGGGCGGGAAACGGCGGCCGCACTCGCCGGGACTGGCGATGGCGCATGCGCCTGCGCAACCGGCGCCTGCGCGACGGGCACAGCCTGCCCGAGAGCCGAACACGTGTACTGGTGGCGATAGCCGTCCGGGTCCACGATGCGCACGCCGCCGTTGGGGCCGTCCAGCACGTAAGTGATCGAGCCGCACTTCTGGCAGGGTGTGGATGGGAAGCCCTCGGGAATGGGGTAACGCTGGCCGCGGTCGCCACGCTTCGCCGCCGGCAGGACGGTGTCAGCCACCAGCGCGAGATCGGGCGCATTCTCTTGGGGCGCGTTACCGATGGGAATACCGTCGGCCAAATTCACGCCATCAGCCGCGCCGCTCGCCAGATCCTCAGCGTGCGTTAGATCGTCAGCGATAGCCCGCTGGCGGAACTCGCACATCGGCGCCTTGGTGCCATAGTTGCCGCAGACATAACCCTCGCCCGACTTGCCCCGGATGTAACGCGCAGCCAGGCCGCAATAACACACCGGCGCGTCGCTCGCGCTCTCGTAATGTGCGGCCTGTCGCTCGTCCGCCTCATTTGCAGCCGCCTCCACCGCGTCGCCGATCACCTTCATCGCGGCGTTGAACAGCTCCTGCGCGATCTCGTCGGACGCGGTTTGCAGGAACACGGCGAGGGAGTCGGTGGCGCCGGCGGTGAAGCGACCAATGAAGTCGGCGCGCGCCTCGTCGCTTTCGAGCACGGTGCCGCGCACCGCCGCGAACCACTTGCGCTCCCAGAAGGCCACGTCGCAGCGAGGCGCGCCATAGATGCTGTCCTCGAAACTGGTGCCGGCCTCGTCCATGTCCAGCACTTCGCCCTCTTCGAGCGCCAGCAGGCCAGCATCCGGGCTGGGCAGCACCATGACGCCGGCCTGGGCGAGGCCGGCCTGGGCGATGTCGCGCCAGGTGCGCGCGGTCAGGCGCACGGTGGACGGCGGCTTGAGGCGCAGTTGCCATACCGGCACGCGGCGGCGGCTGCCGTCGGGCGCAGCCACGTCGCGGTTGCTGATCGAGAGATCGAGGGGCAGCCCGGCGATGCGGCCGCCGGTGTAGGGCATGATGTTTTGCGAGAGGTAATCGACGATGCCGCGCAGCGAGTTGCGCGAGGTGAAGCGGAGGCGGTAATAGCCCACGCCGTCGGGCATCACGATCTCGGGACCGTCCGGCCCCCACTCGGCCAGGTAGAAGTACAGCGACACGCAGACCTTGCACTTCTTGAGCATCGCCGCGAAGCCCTCGCTGCCGGCCGGGTGCCAGATCCGTTGCGCGTTATCGCCTTCGCCGCGGATCTCGGTGATGCCGGTTTCGTCGCCCTGAGCTAAAAGTTTCGTGGTACTGTAGGCGGCGAAGTATTGCTGCACGCACCGGCGCAGGTCATCGCTCGGGAGCGCGATGGTCAGGCGCTTCTTGTCGTTGGCCAGCAGCGCCTGGGCCAGTCCCGGCGCGCGGCCCTCGGGGTCATGCAGGTAAATGGTGCCGTCGGTCGAGCGCTGGGGCAGGCCGGCGCGGCCGTTGACACCCGGCGCACGAAAGCCGGCGCTGATGGTGGCCAGCGCGTCCAAGCGCGGCGCGGCCACTTCGAGCACACCGCCGGGCGCGTAGGTGTCGAGCAGGCGGACCGGCGCCGTCTCCAGGTTAAAGTCGCGGCCGGCGCGTGCCACGGCGCCCGTGTCTCGCTGGGGCGCGCGTAAGAGTTGCTGCGCGCCAACGCCATGAGTACCGTTCATGGCGTTGGCTCGCTCGATCGTGTTCGTCATAACCATTCGTCTCCGTTGAAATCGTTAGTTACGGCTGTAGGGCAGGGCCAGGACGACCTCATCGCCCAGGCCGAAATCATCGAAGGTCACGGTGTCCGCCCCGAGCGCAGGATTGCGCCCCTGGGCGCGGCCGTCCGGGCTGCGCCGGCGCCAGCGGTAGAAGTCGCAGTAGGTGACGTGCTCGCTCTGCTCGATGCGCTGCGCTTCGGCCTCCTGCTGCACCGCCGCATTGGTGTTGATCTGGTGCAGCGTCGCGTACCATTCGTCGCGGCAGGCGTCCGATTCGGCGCGGCGGCGCTCGCGTTCGTCGGCCGCGATGGCGCGCAGCAGGACGCTCACGCCCCACACCACCAGGGCGATGGCCATCACCAGCAGGGTGGCGAGGGCCACAACACAAATTTCAAGGGTGGTTAGATCTTCGGGCATGGATGCTCCTCTTCTAATTCGTCCTGAATCAGTTGCGCCCAGGCCATGATCTGGGCATCGTGGTTGAAGTAGGCGCCGCCGTCGTTGGCCAGGCGTGCGGCCAGGCGCAGCGCCAGCGGGCAGGGCCGCGGAGCCGGCCGGGGCGGATCGTCGGCCGGCGGCTGGTACGTCTTGCCGTGCTCATGCATGGACGGCCTCCCGTGTCACAGCACGTTTGCGCCTGACTGGCCTCTCCCGTTGCGGGGAGAGGCGCCGCGACGACGCGGCTTCGGACGCGGCCGGCTGCGCTAGCGTCGGCAGCACGTAGGTGACGTACGCCTCGTGCGCCATTTCGTCGAACCGCTCCCAGGGGTCGGGTAGGGTGGCGGGTGCTATGGCGGCGGGAACGATCGGTGCGGGATGCTGGCTCATGCCGGCCTCCGGCGATTGGCACCGCAGAGCGCGACGAGCGCGAAGGTGCACCAGAGCACGTCCCAGCACTGGCAATAGAAGCACACCGCCGCCATCAGGTAGCCGGCCAACGCGAGGATGCCGGGCGCGAGGAAGCTCTGCGGTCGCACCTGATAGCTATCCCAGAGGCGCTCAATCGCTTCCGAGAGCCAATCCTGGCGGGGCGGCGGGAGCGCGCTGAAAGTCGGGTAAGTAGGTGTCATAGGAACTCCAGAGTCAGCACCGGACGTTACGCGGGGCGCGGCAAGGCAGCGACAAAATCTCGGTGCCGGCGCGAGCCGGGCAGCAGTACGCCGAGCTGGCGCAGGCGGGTCGGGCTGGCCGCCTTGGGGGAGGCCGTGCGGCTATCATTGGGTTTGCGACGGGGCGCCGGACAGGTGTCGCGGCGCCCCGTCGCCCGCTGCGGCGAACGGAGCTGCGGTGCGGGGTGCGGGGAGTACGGCGGCTGCGGCTGTCTTGCCTTGCGTGGCTGCGGGCCGCGCTCAATGTCGGCGACGACCTGGAGCGCGACGTTGTAGTCGGTGCGCGAGATCTCGAAGCGGCTGGAGGTCAAGATCGCTTCGATGCGCTGGACGTTGAAGGCCGCGACTTCGGCATCGGCGCGCTCGAAGGCGTCAGTGGCGCTCCTGGTGAGGCGCAGCGCTTTGCGGCGCAACTTCGGCAGGGCGACCCTGGCGCGGGTGTACAGCTCTTCCCAATCGGTCGCGCTGCATGGCGGGTCGGGGATGAGTGTGTGGCTCAGGTGGACGGGCTGTGAGATACTTCGCATTGTCTTGACTCCTTAACTGGGTGGTTGGGATCGTGGCCCGCTGATGTGCTCGCATCAGCGGGCTTTCGCATGTCAGGCGGCGACTGGCGCCGCGGCTTCCTGCTCTTTACTTTGCAGATAAGCCTGGATAGCTGATGGCCGAAAACGCAGCGAGCGGGAGCCCATCTTTACCGAAGCCAGCTCCCCGTTTCGAGCCATGGTGTAAACGGTCTGCTCATGCCTCCCGAGCAGCTCAGCGACCTCTTTGGCTGTGAGCAACGGCTCTATCGCGTTCTCCATAAATCTCCTTTCAGCATAGTTATGTATTGCTTGTATTAGTCATTATAGCAATACCGAATCATGCTGTAAAGGGTTTTAAGCCGTGTTAAAGAAATATTTTGAACATACAAAACTGGGCGTCGTTCAATGGCGCTAAGATGATGGTTTCAACTGTGGGAAGACCTCTGAAATTCGGCGAACCGCTGATTCCTCGGCAATTTCGATTACCCGAGAAGCTCAACGGCGACTTGAACGCGGAGGCTAGGCGGCTCGGTCGGGACGTGTCGGACCTACTGCGCGAGGGTCTGGAATGGCTACTCTACAAGAAATCCCCCGCTTTGTCTGCCGATCAGGTGCGTCAGGCGTTACGGGAAGAGTTACAGGCCAAGGAAAGCGGCCTTATGCTGAGGGTCGACGCCGATGAGCGCAAGCTCCTGGAAAAACAGGCGCGGCGTTTTGAGTACGATGGCGCTGAGGAATTCTTAACTGAGGTTGCCCTTTGCACGTTGTATGCGCCGGACGCCGTTGATTCCCTCCTACTGGCGTCGGGGCAGGTCGAGCAAGAAAAGAAGATTCGAGCGGCTCGGCGCGCCCAGGGTGCCGGGGCAACGGTCACTAGCCAACCTGGACGAGTCGCGGCGAAGACCAAGAAAGTAGGTCAATAGCGTAGGGAGTCGGGTGATGAGGGTTTACGAGCTGCCACCGCACCGGCAAAGGCGATGGAAAAACACAAACGGGTCTGCGCAGGAGGCCCGCAAACGGAATGTAAAGCCGTTTTTTCGCCCGGTTGCGGCGCCGTATGAGTCTCAACAGTCGGAGGTTGCCGACGAGTTGGTCGCCAGCGATGCAGTCCCGGTCGCTGATGTTGTTGTAGTTGAGCCCATCGCGGCAGTAGAGCCCGCGGAGCCAGTGCGTTTGGAGGTGCAGCTCCCTGTATTTGAGAAGCGTCATCGGCCGCGCAGCCAGGCGCCACTGACGCATATCATCGGCGGGTTCTACAGCCATGTACTGCCGGCTGCGAGGGGTCACGCTCACGAGAAGATTACGTTCGGGCTGCTCTGGTGTAACCAGGGGTGCCGGGATATTGAGCGATTCCCAGAGGATTACGCGAATGTGTCGTTGCGGCCACTGGCGCGGCAGCTAGGTCGGGCCATGCGCTTCTTAATGAAAGTCGAAGAGGCGAAAATTCCGAATCCCGATCAGTTGACTATCGAGGATGATCCACAATGAACCGAGCTGCTTTGATCGTGCCATCTATTCTCGGGATCGGCTCCCTAGCGGCACATGCCCAAGACCCGCGGCCCTACGAGAATCTGCGGCTAGTGGCGTCATATACAAGCTCGCGCGACGCGTCGGCGATGGCCTTTTCGCCGGATCAGCACTATTTGGCCGTCGCGCGCAAAGGCAACGTCACGGTCCTGGATGGGAAGGGGCAAGTCTACTTCACCCGCTCGCTGCGAGACGCCGCTGCGGTTGAGAACAATGATGATCCGCTACGCCGGGCCGAGGTCAACGATCTCGTGCCAACCAGGCTGCTGTTTAGCCCCGACAGCAGAACGCTGGCCGTAGCGTGCTTTGGTAGCGATGTCAATCTATTCGATATGGGCACGCCGCGTGACGCTGGCAAGGTCTTTGGAAATGCCGCAGGCGGTGCTCGATGCCTTGCGTTCTCACCCGATAGTAAGGTTCTCGTCACCGGTGGGAACGATAAGCTAGTCGCGCTGTGGGACGTGGCCAGCTTGAAGCGACTCCGCTCGTTCGAAGGGCATTTCCACAACGTCGTAGCGGTGGCGTTCAACAAGACTGGCGATACGATAGTCAGCCTGGGCTGCCAGAGTGGAGGTCGCGATAATGGCGAGGTGAAGTTTTGGGATGCCGCTACGGGCACATTGAATGATGAGCGGAGCGTGGGAGAGGTCGATCCCCGTACCGCAATCCTAAGCCAGGACGGGAGGATTATCGCGAGTTGTGATCCTCACCCACTGAACCTAAATAACGCGTATAGCGTTGGGTTCTGGAATAGCGCGACAGGCGAGCACGTGCGTACTGCGGAGCAAGGCTACAGCAACGTGGTGAATTCAACGCTGTGGTTGTCGCCGGACAACGAAATTGTGACTGCCATTTCAAATGAGGTTCCGAAGGGCGGCGCTGCACCTACGGCTGCGCTCGACCTGCGCGGCGATCTTCCGTGCTCGATAGTTGGCGGTCTTCTGTCTAGAGCGTTGAGGCTTAGCGGCGCGGTCTTTGCGTTGCCGCTCGCGCTCCCTGCCACGGCCTGCGGGCGAAGTTTTCCATTCGCGATTCCTGTCGAGAATTTTGGCCTTGTCGGCGGTGTAAAGCTTTTTGTAAGCGGCCCGGTTCCATTCGGCAACCTTGTCGCGACAGGCGGCGCGATACGCACGAGCGTGCGCGAGCACGTGCTCCCTGTTGGCTTGGCGATATCGTTTTTGACGGTCGTTAGTCTTGGCGCGGTCTGCCTGCTGATACTGGCGGTGTCGCTCGCGCTCGCACTTCTTGCACGCGGCATTGAGTCCGTTTTTCCCAGTCTTGTGTTTTGAAAAGGCGTTCAGAGGCAATGGTTCTTTGCACTTACTACAGGCTTTTGTGAGTGGGGTTTCCATGAGATTCCAGGGTGACTGGGCGCGGCCCGTTCGAGCACCGCGCCCTGATTTGCTCAACTTAGCGGCGGTTGATGCGCTGGCCACCATACTTCGCACAGAACGCGGCTGCTGCATTGGGGGCGACTGGCTGCATCCGCTCAATACGCGCCGTCTCGCTGGCCACGCGGCGGGCGATGTCGCCATAGTAGCTCAACTTGCCGGTACTCCACAGATTCCTGCGCACTTGCTGCCAGGCCATGACCA